GCGAATAAAGTCCCGGATTCGCAAATCCGATTAACACGCCGTTCTCATCTACGCCCGCCGCCGCCCGATCCGCGCTATCAGTAATCAGCAACGGATAATAAATGCCGTTAATTTCCCCAGAGCTGATTTGTATACCCGCATCACTGACCAGCGCTTCCGTTTTTTGTGATGTTGATATTGCGTCATTGACAGCACTGGACTCTCGCACCCAGTCGGATTCAGTCGCATGATAAAAGCCATTATTATCAGCCGTATCTGCGTATACATACGCGCCCGCACCCGGTGATTTATTGGCCAAATCATCAGACATATCTGCAACGGTTGCATATCGAGTAACACCCGCAGACAGTGACTGAGCCAAAGACATCATATCGTCAATAATACCTAAAAGGCTTTTTCGATACTGGCCTGCAAAATAAACCGGATCAGTACTCGGGGCATTCAAAAACTCAACAAACACATCGATGTTATTTTCAAGTTCATTCAAACGATCAAAAACACTCATCCATCCTCCAACAACGGCATCCTCTGACTGATTACATGCCGCAATATAAAGTGAATACTCTCAGCCTGATTTTCGACTGACATTTCCAATAATTCAGATTGAGTAATGGTGGGTAAAAAAACAGCCAACTTTGCAGATATCTCCCAGATTCCGCCTGCTAAACAATTCGCCTGGTATGGCGTATTTGTCGGGATGAAGTGCGCACGACAATTTACAATGCGCCCTCCTGGCAGTAGAACAGGGAAATAAAATGACGCTGCTCCAGCGTGGATCGCAATATCAAACCAGCCGAAAAAGAACTCAGCTTGTGACTCATTAAACAACCAACTAACTGGCATATCAGCACGCGACGAAATCCGCCGCCGACGCAAACGAATAAATCCACTGTCCATTTCTGACGCAACGAGCTGTGATCGAGGTAACAATCGATGTGTTTTCAGCAGCGGCAGCGGTAATTCAGATGGCCACGTCAACATCACGCCACCCTCTGATAATTACCATCAAGGATGTCGCGCATTTCGCCGCCCGCACGATAGTTGGCAACAAACACATCAATCACATCCTGACCACTGGCATCTGTACTGCGCTCGACGCTACCTGCGCGTTCCGCATCTTCATACACGTTGACGACCACATTCGCCGCTGCAGCGCCTGCAGCCGGTTGGTCGGCCCGAACCTGATTAATGAAGTTGGTGAAGTCGGCATTCTGACCGGGCGACAGAACACGTTCGCCTTTTTGCAACAGGTATGTCGATTCCGCAGGGACGTTGGTCATACCGCCATGCGCGATACCTGACACGTCTTGAGAGGCAATCGCCTGCACATTGGCCATGCCCGCCGTAATTGCAGCTCCCGCTGCTGCAATACCGAGTCCGTGGCCAACGATGGGGATAGGAGCCAAAGAGGCATAAGCGCTTGTGGCCCCTTCATACGTTTTGATCGTGGCCTGAGCGATCGCAGCAGTTTTAAACAGCTTCGACTGCTTGCCGTTCGCGGCGGCACTGATTTGTGCCAGATTGCCGAAGAAGTCTGACGACTGTTGCAGGCGTGCCGATAGTGCCGTTTGCTCCAGTTCGGCAATGCGATCGTTCTTGTTTTTCGTCAGCTCAACTTCAAGATCCGAACCCTCACCGAACCGGTCACGAATTACTTCCAGTCGCTGGTCATACTCATCATTTAGCCTGGCAATTTCGCTGGTTGCTGAGTCATCGTTAACAGCGGTGAACTCACCCAACAGCCCGGCTCTGATCTGGGCCAACCGCGCCTGGTGATCCGCCTCGGCTTTCTCTTCTGCACTGCGAAAACCTTCGGCTTCCAGCAGCTCGCGTTCGCGACGCTCGGTGGCTGTTTCTGGTTCAGGCGATGTAAACGATCCATCATTTGCCGATCCGTTACCTGCTGCAATGGATGCTTCGCGCGCGGCCTTCAGGCGACGATAGTCGTCCAGCAACGTGACTGCGGCTGATGATTGGTCGTCGAATGATTCAACGGCGGCGGTGTTTTCATCCAGGATGGATTTGATGCTGGCAAGTCGGGCTTGACGAGTGATTTCAGCGGATGCTTCGGCTTGCTCATAAAACCCGTCAATCATGTCTGTGGCCGTTGCATTGGATCGTGCCAGTTCAGCCTCAAGATCGAATGAATCGCCGTCGAACGGGTTCAGGTTATCAGCCAGCTCTTGACCATAAATTCCGGCTTTGTCTACCAATGCCGCCAGCTCGACACCGAGTGATTGAGCAAAGGCCTTGCCGTATGAGGAACCGTAATCCACCATCGATGCCAGCTCTACGACCATCAACTGGATCAGAGCACGGGCATTTTCGGGGAGGTTGCCGAACGCATCGCCAAAGAAGTTCGACGCTTCGTCAGCGTCTGATCCCCATTCCTTCAGCGACGTATCGATAAACTGCGTAACGATATCCAGGGTTGCCGCTGCGTCTTCTGCGAACACATCAAAGCGAGCACTCAGCGACGTCAAATAGGATTCCAGGGCACCCGATGCCACAAGGTCTGCAATCAGATTACTGACGCTGGCAACCGCTGGCGCGAACTTGATAGCAACACGCTTGGATACACCATCAATGGCAGTGTCCAGGCGTTTCGATGCCTTGGCAGCTTCAAACAGCGACTCTGATTCGATGTCACTCAGCACCGCGCCCAATGCCCGACCTTCCGCAGCCATGGCATGGAGTTGAGCACCGTTATCCTTTAATAGTGGGAGTAGCAGCGATGCTTCACTGCCCATCGCCTCCATGTAAAAAACTTGCTCTTCTGCAGAGACGTTGGCGGTATCCAATGCGTTAGAAACAGCAATCAGGGCATCAGGGCCAGATAGCCCCTGTAACTGATCAACAGTCAGCCCAACTTTGTTACCGACATTTCCGAAAAAATCGACAAAGTCGCCACCTTCGTTCGCAACAAAATCACCGAGTTTGTCTTGCAAATCTTTGGAAATATCAGCGAGCTGGTCGGCTTCAATGCCAACGCTTTCGGTAGCGAACGCATACGCCTGAAATTCTTCATAGCCTTCATTGGCCACGTTCGCCATGTTGCGCATTTCTTTCGCTGCGCTGGATGTTGATCTCACCAGCGCAACGATCGCAGCAGCTGTGCCACCGGTTAGCGCTGCGGTAAGAGCACTGCCCATCGCCATTGCGGATTCAGCAGAGCTTTCCAGGCTGCTATCGACGTCATCAATACGGCGTACCAGGTCGCTCTGATCGGCAGTCATCGCCGCTCGAATCGCGGCTTCCAGCTCTTCAGCACTGGCAGACGTTATATCAATGGATTCGCTGGCACCCCGAACGCCACGAATCAGACGACGATTGTCGGCGGTCAATATCAATCTGAATTCGAGTTCATTCATGGCGTAACCGCTCGTTGATTAATCGTCGTGCTTCTTGAGCAACAACCTTTAACTGACTGAAAACCGCTGGAGAGCGGATTACACCACTCAGCCGGGATTCGGATTCAACCAGCCCCCAATCTAGTCCCTGGCAAACGCTGTTATTCCATCGCCAGCAATCCGACACACTCAGAAACCACTCGACGGCTTCCCAGTTCTCTGGATGCACGTCAAACCGATCATGTCGGCCTGCTTGCTGGTATTGCTGTATGACGTCATCAGGTGCGCCACTCTGGCGTAGCTCCCGAATCACACCATCTTCATCGGATACCGACGGCCCAGACAGCCAATGCTGAGCCGCCTCTATCAGTTTTTTTCCAGGCCCGTTACGGCTTTCCAATAGCCCTGCACCAAGCCAGTACGCACATAGGGGATTTCAAGCAGCTGATTGAGTGCATCGGGACTGAACGGCAGCGGTACCGCACGGCCCGTTTCATCCTCATGCCCAAATGCATCGTCGTTCCAGCCGACGACAACTTCACGTAACAATCCAACGTCTGTTTTCTTCAGCTCGTCATAGCGGGGCTGGGGTAACAACTTGTACTCAACTGTCACCGGGACATGGTTCATCTTGCCGTCATCGGCAGGCATTGGGATTGTGATTGGCCACGAGACCACTGGGTCTTTCTTCAGAACAAACATACGGTCTTCCTACTATTTATACGTCAGTGAAAATTCGTCGTTACCCGCTGCCGTTGGCACCAGGTTGAAACCCATCTCTAATGTCGTGATACCGCCAATATCGCCATATTTCGGAGACAGCAGCTGCACGTTCGGAGCCGATAGCTCAACGATCTGGCCTGCCGTATCGCCATGCGTCAGGGTCAGATTGCCGGTTGCGTTGGTACGCACACGCTCGATGAAATCAACGGTGGCCAATACGGGGGCATCAATAGTGAGCGACCCAGACGATGACCGGTCGCTGATGCGGATCTCTTCTGTAGTGAGCGTTGGCAGGTACTCGGCCTGATTACCGGCCTCAATTGACAGCTTGTGCGCAGTGCCTGAGAACCCGTGCAATTGGAATGCACTGGTTTTACCGGGGCCGACTGGAATCGGTTTTTGCCAGGCACTGTAATCGGGGGTTGGCATTGAGCCAGTGACCGGGCCTGCATACAGACCCATCAGGGTAAATGTCAGGCGACTAATCCCTTTGGGTTCGTAGCTAAATCCGAACGTGCCGCGAACGCCTTTGATTTTGTGCAGCACGCTGTCCTGATAGTAATAAATGGTGCACGACTCGAAAGCCTCGGAGCGTGGTGTATATGCCACGTTATCGGCTTCGATCGTTTCCAGCATGCCCGCTGCCCGTAACGCTGGGCCGAATGCAGGAGCATCGCCAGCCGTGCCGGACGATTGGTTTTCAACAGCAAACGAAATGCTGATGTGTTCACCCGCATGTATCACGTCACTGGCACCCATGTGCGGCTTGATCAAATCACGAGTGATGGTGTCGGCCTCAAGCGGTGTAATCGACACGCTGGATGCAACGAATGCGTTTGTGGCACCCGGAATAGCATCCGTTCCGTACGTGGATTCGAGAGCCAGTAAAATCAGCTTTTTGCGCGCAGAGATGGTCATGTGTGCTCCTGGGCAATAACAATGTGTTGAGTGGTGTAACGATCCATCCACCACACCTGATTGGGTTCCATCTTCACCAAATCTGACGCGGCCATTTCAATCGCTACTTCGGCAGAGGGCGGGCACCATCCCAGTAAGGATTCCCGGACGGCCTGACGAGCGGACTCCAGCTTTGCTGCTGCCCGAGTGCCGTTGGGGTCGTTACGCACGCGGACGGAAAACACGATGCCGAACACGTCCTGCACGATTTGGCAGACAGGGCCAACGCTGCGCTGATTCGCACCCGGTCGCTCCTGCAGGTGACACACAAACACCTCAACGCCGCGACGTGCAGGGTTGTCCAATGCAGCCGCTAATGAGAGTGCGGTACCGACTCGGTCGATACCTGAAAGCGTCTCCAAGCGAGCCTCAACGTCTGCGATATACGCCGTCATATGAACTCCGTTGAGTTCTTGCGAGAGAACACATGACCGTCGTTTTGCATCTCGGCGGTATCGAGTGAATCAGGCTCATCGGCGACTGGCAGACCGAGAGTCATCTCACCGCGCTGGATCGCAACCAGGTACTTGATGGCTTCATCACGACGGCGCTGGACGATATCGTCTGGCTCAATGTCCAGGGCATAGCGCACCAGGTCGCGGGCAACCGCCTTAATCACAGCAGGCACGCTGGCGAGTGGCAGCGGATAGCGACTGGCCAGATAGCCGTCGATCACCGCCGTTGTATCGGCAATCGCTTGAGCAACGGCCTCTGGGCGGTCGTACTCCAGATCAGCAACGACATCCGCGCCAAAGCGCTCTACCAGGTCGGTGCGCGAGCAGTACATTACTCAGTCGCTCCTGATTCACGCTTGGCTTCAATAGCTGCGATCAGATCAGCCTTGTTCAGCCCCTTGGTTTCGATGCCACCGGCCTGAGCGATTTCGACCAGGTCGGCAACTTTCAGCTTGGTCAGATCGCCGTCCAGACCTGATTCATCCATGGCCCCTTGCGAGTCAGCGTCCGAAC